ACCTTGATGTCGACGCTTCCGGAACCTGGCCGACGATCACGTCCACGACTTTGGATTTCACGACCCTGGGCTTGATCCCTGGTGAATGGATTTTCGTCGGTGGCGATGGCGCATCCGAGGACTTTGCGACGGCCGCAAATAACGGCTGGAAGCGGATCAAATCGGTTGCGGCAAACGTCCTCACTCTGGACAAATCCGACAGCACAATGGTCACTGAAACCGGAACTGGTCTCACTGTTCGCTTGTTCTTTGGTCGCGTTCTGAAAAACGAACTGTCGAGCTCAATCGTTCGTCGGACCTATCAACTCGAACGCCAACTCGGCGCACCGGACGATAGTTCTCCGAGCGACATCCAGGCCGAATATGTCGAGGGCGCTGTTCCTTCCGAATTCGTTTTGAACATCCCGACCGCTGATAAGATCACGGCCGATATGTCATTCATCGGAACGGCTCACTCGGTTATTGATGGCGCGACCTCTCTCAAAGCTGGGACACGACCCAGCCTGGTCGAGGCGGACGCTTTCAACACCTCGAGCGACTTCTCTCGGATCAACCTGTCGGTGGTCACTTCTGGGGACGAGGCGGTCTCTCCGCTCTTTGCGTTTGCCCAGGACATCACGATCACTTTGAACAACAACCTCACCCCGAACAAAGCTCTGGGGACCCTGGGTTCGTTTGAAGTGACGGCGGGAACCTTTGCCGTTAACGGCGACATCACCGCATATTTTGCGGACGTTGCCGGTATCTCGGCGGTCCAGGCGAACTCGAACGTCACGCTGGACATTGCAATGGCTAAGTCGAACAAGGGGATCGTTGTCGACCTCCCATTGATCGCGCTCGGCGATGGCCGTCCAAACGTTGAACAGGACGAGCCGATCACGCTCCCCTTGTCAATGGACGCTGCAACGGCGGCTCTGATCGACAGCGACACCGATTACACAATGTTGATGGTGTTTTTCGATTACTTGCCGACAGCGGCCGAATAAGATATTCGAGAGGGGAGGCTCCGGCCTCCCTTTTCAACTTTATGCGCTATCGCGTATAAAATCACTTTATGCGCTATCGCGTATAAAAACCGACTGAGGAGTCAAATCATATGTCTATGTATTCCCAATTCAAAACCGACGCGGCGATGGAACAATCCGGCGTTTGGTTGGATTATGGCGATTTCAAAGTGAAAATCGCTCGAGCCGGTGGCGCGAACAACAAGTTCACGAAACTCCTGGAAACTCGGACCAAGCCTTTCCGCCGTGCAATGCAAACGGAAACAATGAACAACGACAAGGCAATGGAACTCCTGCGCGGCGTTTATGCCGAGGCAATCGTTCTCGCCTGGGAAACCAAAGTCGACGGCGTGTTCAAATCTGGGATTGAAAATCCCGAGGGCGGCGATCTGATCAAGTTCTCGGCCGAGGCGGTGACGGACGTGTTCAACGCTCTGCCTGATCTGTTCGCGGACATCCAGGAACAATCGAATAAGGTCGCAATTTTCCGCGAGGAACTCCTGGAGAGTGACGCGGGAAACTAGCCGAATTCCTGTTGTATCAACTGCAACAGGGACCCTCCGAACTGACAATCCTTGAAGCGGCGGCGCGGCGAGCCGACGGTCGAATTCCCAATTCGATCCAGAACGCTCCCGAGCTCCGCATGGGATTGCAACTCTATTTCTCCGGTTTCCTCGACTTGTCGAATTGTCGCTCGGCTGGTATGGTCGAGGGACCGATCCCCTGGACAGCGATTCAAGCTTATTGTGTTTGGATGGAATTGGACGAGGAAACGTCCTTGAACATGCACTATCACATAGGCAAGCTGGACGAGGTTCGATATAAACACCTCCGGAGCAAAGAGGAAAAATGAATGGCGACGCTCGATCAATTTGCTGTAAACATCCGGAAACGCGGACAGGCTGTTCCTCGCGGCGTCGATCTCATTGTCAAAAAGGTTTCCGGCGCGGCGCTTGCGGCCGTTGTGACTGCAACTCCCGTTGATACCGGCCGCGCTCGCGGTGGATGGCAAGTCGGACTTGGGCTCGCTCCCTCCGGCCGAACATCCGAGGATCGGGCGGGAGCGTCGACCATTGCAAAAGGAACCTCGACGATCTCACGTCGCGGAACCGAGCAAACTGTTTTCATTTCGAACAATGTCGAATATATTGGGTTTCTAAATGACGGATCGTCGGCCCAGGCTCCGGCTGATTATGTCGGCATCGCTGCCCGTCGGGCGGCGGCAATCATTCGCGGATCAAAGGTGTTTAAATAATGGCTACCGAAAGAATCGACATTGTTGTCTCCGCAAAGGGGACGCGAACAGTCTCCAGAAATATCGAGCGGATTGGACAATCGGCTCGAAAAGCCCAGGGCGGCGTGGCGCTCCTCTCGCGCTCCCTGGGCGGACTTTTTGCGGCTGGGGCTCTGGCCTCCGGCATCTCCTCGGCGATCCGCACCCTGGCCGATTTTGGGCAAGAGATGGCAACCGTCCGAGGCATCACTGGGGCAACGGCCGAACAATTCGCTCGGATGTCGGACGAGGCAAAGCGTCTCGGATCGACGACCAGGTTCTCGGCAAGTGACGCGGCCCAGGGATTGAAATTCCTCGCTCGCGCTGGCTTTGACGCGGAGGAGGCGACCCAGGCTCTCTCGGGAACATTGAACCTCGCCCAGGCGAGCGGGATTGAACTCGGCCGAGCGGCTGACATCGCCTCGAATGTTTTGACTGGTTTCCGGAAAGAGGTCGGCGAGCTCGACAACGTCGTCGACGTTCTGGCTCTGACAACCAACTCCGCAAACACTGATATGACGCAACTCGGCGACGCGATGAAATTCGTCGCTCCGGTCGCGGCTGGTCTCGGCGTATCGCTCGAGGAAACAGCGGCCGCAATCGGCGCATTGTCCGACGCTGGTCTCCAGGGAACTCTCGCGGGAACAGGTCTCCGGCGCGTCCTGGCGGAGCTCGAGGCTCCATCGTCGAAAACCGAGGGACATTTGAAGGCGCTCGGCGTCACCCTGGAAAGCGTCAAACCTTCCTCGGTCGGATTGACCGAGGCGCTCAAAGTATTGAAACAGGCCGGTGTCGACACTGGTCAAGCGATGCAACTGTTCGGACAGCGAGGCGGTCCGGCGTTCGAGGTTATGGCGAGCGGCATCCCAAAAATTGAATCAATGACGGCGGCTCTAATGAACGCGGAGGGGACAGCGGCCGAGCTCTCGCGGGTTATGGACGACACATTGAACGGCGCTCTCCTGTCGGTTCGCTCGGCGTTCGAGGGATTGATCCTCGCCGTCGGTGAAAGCGGCGCGACCGGCGCTCTCAAGAAATTCTTTTTCTCACTGGCCGACGGAATTCGACTCCTGACTAAAAACATCGACACGCTGGTCACTGGGGCGAAAGCTCTCGCGACGGTGTTCGCTGTCAACCTGGCGGCGAAAGCAATTCCGGCCGTGATCGTTGCAATGCGAGCTCTGGCTGTTGCGATTGCAATTAACCCTATCGGAGCTCTCGCGACGGCGGCGGTTTTCCTGATTAAACAACTCGCGCTCGCGACCGCTGGAATAGTGACATTCGGCGAAGGGCTCCCAGCGGTGGACGCTCTGATCAAAATCCTGTCCGATAGCTGGCAATTCCTGGTTGAAATCTTTACCGGCGGAACTGACAAAATGGGCAACGCCTCAACTGACTGGGGCGAGATTATCAACAAAACGGCCGAATTCATCGTTCGCTCAATCCGGAGTGTCGTCGACATTGTCGACACTGTCGTCGCGGTGTTCGTTGCCTCCAAGGCGGCGATTGCGGCGGCCTGGGAGAACCTGGGACCGATCTTGAAAAAGATTATGGCCGACGCTTTTGACGGCGTTCTTACCATTGTCGAGAACGGCGTGAACGCTGTTATCTTGAAACTCTCCTCTATGAAAGAGGCGGTCGGCTTGGCGGCTATCGAGAGCCGGTTCACTCTGGACAAGTTCAAAAAGAATTTACCGGCGCTCGCCGACGACGTAAACCCGATAACGGTTTTGACTGATACGTTCAACGCGAACCGAGGACAGCTAACTCGGCAATTCGAGGGAGGTGTCATTGCCGGAGCCCAGGAGCGGGAAAAGGCGGCGGCTGTCAAAGAGCTAACAGATCAATACGCGGCCTATGGGCAAGGACAGGTTGCGGCGACAACCGCTGTCAATCAACTCAAAAAGGCGCAAGAGGAGGAGGCCGTCGTCCTGGATGTTGCGGTTCCAAAGCTCGAGAAAACGGCGACAGCGACAAATAAAGTCGCGACTGCGTCCAAG